CTCGGCGGCTCATGCTCTGATTCTACCTCATACTGACATGTCAGTTCGGGTTGACTACTGGCATGTCAGTTCGGGTTGGGTACTGACATGTCAGTTCGGGTTGACTACTGGCATGTCAGTTCGGGCTGGGTACTGGCATGTCAGTTCGGGTCGACTACTGGCATGTCAGTTTGGGTCGACTACTGGCATGTCAGTTTGGGTCGACTACTGGCATGCCAGTCCCTCGTCACCTCGTTGTCACGTTGTGGTGACACCACATCACCTCATTCCCTATAAGGTACTGTAGTATAAGCTTTTCTTATTTTCTGGTGGCTCGGCATAAGTTGTATGCGATTTCACCGACCTGGCTGACGTGCTCACGCGTTGTTTCGGCGAGCGTCGAAAGAGTCAGCCTTTTCAACAACTTGGCTGCGAACTTTACATAATACAGGTTCCGAGAACTCGGCGAGCTGAGGGGGTGGGGGCCTTCGCGCGATTGAGCCCCCCGGTCTCGGGGCCCCCGGCGGTGGCGGGTCTGTTGCCGGGACTCCCAAGTGCTCGGGGTGCAAGTATGGATCATGCATTACGCTACGAGGCATGGTACAATCCAAACCTGTGCCTGCGACCGTGGGGACGGCGTCCGCGGACACAGTTCTCTACACTCACGTCCCATCTGCCGTTTGGGGTGTTGACCCCGGCGTCACAGGTGCGGTAGTGGCAGTTGTCACGGACGGGCTGCAACCGCACTACTATGCAGTTGTCCCGCCGAAGACCAAGGTGATAATGTCCTCTCAAAAAGGCGCAAGGCGTACGGTGATTGATGTCCCCGGCTTCCACGCCGCACTGAAGCAGCTCTATTGCACAGCTCCACCGCGCCGCATTCTCGCCGAAAAGGCCTCCGCGCACCCGAATCAGGGTGTTGTGGCAATGTTCTCTTACGGCTACTTTTCGGCGGTTTTTGACGTGTTGATTTATGCCATCACGGGGCTGGAGCCGGAGAAAATCTACCCACCAGCGTGGAAACGTCAGCTCTTTCTGACGTCTCAAGAATGGGAGCCGCGCGGAACGAAGAAAAAGAAGGCCGTCATTCTGGCAAACCAGCTCCTTCAAGAGGCGGGATTCTCGAACTCGCCGTTCGCCAGCTGCCAAGATGGCATGGCGGAGGCCTTCCTTCTGGCGTGTTTCTGTGACGAGAAGCTTCTCCCCCTCCTGCAAAAGATAGCTGCGGAGCAAGAATGGGTAACCTGATCCATCTCGATCTGACGAAATACGAGCGCGAGGTGGCCGAAAAAGTCCACCGCAAACTCGGCAACGTTGAGCGCATTTTCGAGCTCGTGGCGGGGGGCGCGACGCTTGACGAGGTGGCCACCAAGACCGGGACCACGCGTTACGGGGTGTATTCCATCATTGCGAAGATCCCGCAGGGGCGGGAAAAGCTGGAGATTGCGCGGCGGGCCGCGGCGGATAAGTACGCGGAGGACGTCCTTTATATCGCCGACTCCGCGACGAAGGGTGAGGAAAAACTGGCCGACCTGAAGATTTCGGCCAGAAAATGGTTGTCGTCCGTGTACGACCCCGAACGTTTTGCCAAGTCTCTTGGCGGAATCAACGTAAACATCGGCGAACTGCATCTGGCTGCGATGCAGCAAATTGAGAGGAGTTTGCGAGGTGTCGGAGATGCGGAAGTTGAACCAGTCGGAGCTGCGGAGGCTCCTGCGAAACGAGGGACAGGACGAGTGGGAGGACGTCGCAACGGGGGTACCGACCCCACTGGAGGGTGATGATGGCGAGGAAGGTGTGGACGAAAGCGAGGAAAGCTGCAGCCGCGCGCGTGCTTAAAGCTGCGCGCACGCGCCTCGGTCTTTCGCACTTCGATTTCATTGTGGATTTCCACGAAGACGTCGGGGACGAAACGCCGGAGGGGCTTCGCACGGTGGCCGAAGTTCGCGTGTCGGAGAATTATGTTACGGCCGCTTTCGACCTGTATGCCGATTTCGTCAATGCAGACGAGGGAGAGCAGTACAAACACGCAATCCACGAGTGGATGCACGTAGTTGTGGCCCCACTGGAGCGCTGGGCCGTGCGTGCGGTGCCACCCTACCAGCACGAGGATTACGAGAGGGATTTGGAGCGAGTAGTGGAGTCGCTCGCGAAGATAGTGGCGTATGGCTCAAGCTAAAACAGCCGAGAAAATGCGGGGGTTGTGGATGGATTTCATCCGCAAATACCGCGACGACCCGGTGTCGTTTGTCCGCGAGATCTTCGAGTGCGAACCGGACGGGTGGCAGGCGTCCGTGCTGCGCGATATCGCGTCCGGCCAGCGGCGCATCTCTGTCCGCTCCGGGCACGGTGTCGGGAAATCGACCTGCGCCGCATGGGCGTCCCTCTGGTACATCAGCACGCGTTTCCCCGTGAAGGTTGTGATGACTGCGCCTACAGCGTCACAGCTGTACGACGCCCTTTTCGCCGAGGTGAAACGCTGGGTGCGTCTGATGCCGGAATTTATCCGCGACCTTTTCGAAGTGAAGAGTGAACGAATAGAGCTGATTTCGGCTCCGAACGAGTGCTTTATCTCGGCCCGCACGTCGCGGCCCGAGCAGCCAGAAGCGCTGCAGGGGGTGCATTCAGAGTACGTCATGCTAATCGCGGACGAGGCCTCCGGTATCCCAGAGGCTGTGTTTGAAGCCGCCGCTGGCTCGATGTCCGGTCACAACGCGGTCACGATTCTGCTGGGAAACCCCGTCCGTTCGAGCGGGTTTTTCTACGATACGCACCACCGTCTCGCGCCCGAATGGCGCACGTACCACGTTTCGTGCCTCGACTCTCCGCGCGTGTCGCGTGATTTCGTCCGCGACATGGCGCACAGGTACGGCGAGGAGAGCAACGCATACCGTATCCGCGTGCTCGGGGAATTTCCGCTGGCCGATGATGATACCGTCATACCGATGGAGTATCTCGAGTCCGCATGGCAGCGTGACATCCAGCCGGATCCTGTATGGCGTGAGGTGTGGGGTGTCGACATCGCGCGTTTCGGCTCCGACAGGAGTGCGCTTGTCCGGCGTCGTGACAAGATCGTGGAGGAGGTCGTTCTCTGGGGCGGCTATGATCTCATGCAGAGCGCGGGTTTTATTTTCCACTCGTACGATGCTGCGAATCCGAAGCCGGACGAAATTCTGGTCGACGTCATTGGCATGGGCGCTGGCGTCGTCGACCGTCTGCGGGAGCAAGGCCTCCCTGTCCGTGGTGTCAACGTGTCGGAAGCGCCCGCTACGAAACAGCGGTATGCGAACCTGCGTGCCGAGCTGTGGTTTGAAATGCGGGACTGGTTTGCCGCGAAAAGCTGCCGGATTCCGAAGAATGAGACTTTGATAGCGCAGCTTGCGGCGGTGAAGTACAGCTTCGCATCCAACGGTAAAATCAAGCTGGAGAGCAAAGATGCGCTGAAATCGCGCCTGCGCGGGGCTTCGCCGGATGCGGCTGACGCTCTTGCGTTGACTTTTGCGTCCAAAGCTAGCGCCCTTTCGGGTTATGGAGGTGATCGGCGATGGAACAAGCCGCTGAAAGTCGGGAAAGTCTTCACAGTCTAGAGGATTTGGTCAAAGCCATTCGCGCTGAGTACGACGCGGCTGAGGATCTCGCCGAGCTGCTGGGCCGTGAGCGTGTGGAGCTGACAAAAGCCTACGAAGCGCGCCCACTCGGCAACGAACATGAGGGCAGGTCGTCCATCGTCATGAGTGACGTCCGCGATACGGTGGGCGCAATGATGCCGTCCCTCATGCGCGTGTTTTTCGGCACCGCCCGGCCCGTGGAATTCGTACCTACGTCGCCCGACCCACAGAAAATAGCCGAAGCGCAGCAGGCGACTGACTATGTTGACTATGTCCTCAAAAACGATAATCCGGGTTTTCTGGAGTTTTATCGGTGGTTTAAGGACGCCCTTGTCCGCCGCATCGGAGTGATCAAGGTCTGGTGGGACGAGCGCGCCTCTGTCGAGGCTTTTCGAATGCCTGCGTCGGACGAGCAGGTCGTCGCGGCGCTGGCGGCTGAGACCGCCGTGGATCCGAGCGTTGAAATCCGGCCCGACGGGGCGGATTTGCTCGTCCGCAGGGTGCGTAAAGCGTCCGGAATTCGCGTTCGTTGCGTGCCGCCGGAGGAGTTCCTTTTCTCGGTCGACGCCGTCAATATTGATGACGCGCGGTATGTCGCGCACCGCACATACCTGCCTGTGAGCGATGTAATCTCGATGGGCTACCCCGCTGAAGTGGTTGAGGAGGCCGCGTCGCCGCACGCGGACACCATCACGCAGTTCGGCGAGGAGCGCATCCAGCGGTACGTGGATGTGTATCTCGCGCAGCCGAACCGCGACGACGTTGCTGGCCGGATGGTGCTGTTTGTGGAGCACTACATCCGCTACGACGGCGATGGCGATGGCGTGGCAGAGCTGCACAGAGTCGTGACTGTGGGCGATCGTTTCGAGGTGCTGGCTGATGACGTTGTGCAGGAGCACCCGTTTGTTGTTATCACTCCAGACCCCGAGCCACATCAGCTTGTTGGGGTTTCTGTTGCCGAGCGCGTGATCGACCTTCAAAAAACCCGCACGATGCTGATGCGCGGGCTGCTTGATTCGCTCGCTTTGTCCGTCATGCCGCGCATGGGCGTGGTGGAGGGGCACGCATCGCTGGCCGACGTCCTCAACACGGAGATAGGCGCGCCCATTCGCATGGATGCGCCGGGCATGGTGATGCCAATGACGGTGCCGTTCGCTGGCCGCGATGCATTGCCTGTGTTGCAGTACATCGACGAGCTACGCGAAAACCGCACAGGCGTTTCCAAGGCCGCAGTGGGGCTGAGCCCGGACTCGCTGCAGTCGGCAACCAAAGTCGCTGTCGAAGCTACAGTACGCGGAGCCAAAGAACACATCGAGTTGATCGCGCGCGTTTTCGCGGAGTCCGGCGTAGCTCCGTTGTACCGCAAAGCCTACCACCTGTTGGTTCACAATCAGGACACCATACGTGTCGTCCGGTTGCGCGGACAGTGGGTTCAAGTATCACCCCTCACATGGAGCGCCGACCTGCATGCGGTCGTGCGCGTCGGCGTCGGCGAGAGCGCCAACGAAGAGCGCATCCAGCTCCTTCAGGGGCTCACAGAGAAGCTGGAGTGGGTTTTCCAGACGATGGGGCCGAGCAATATGCTCGTGCGTCCGTCGAATTATCGCAACCTCATCGCGAAAATCCTCGAGTTGAGCGGCATTTACGATGTGAATGCGTTCGTTCGTCCCGTCGATCCGCGGCAAGAGGAGCAAGCGCTGCAGGCAATGGGGCAGCCGAAGCCCGACCCGCAGCAGGAGACGGCCAAGATGCTGGCTGACGTGCAGGTAGAGCAGATCAAGGCAGACATTGCCATGAAACAGGCGGAACTGCAACTGCGCGAGCGGGAGATGGCGCTCAAACATGAGCGTGAGATGGCGCAGTTGAGACAGGAGTATGAGTTGAAACTTGCGGAGTTGCAGCTCCGGTATGGAGGGACGAAGAATGATCAACTGGTCTGACACGCAGATTCGTCTGACACTGGAAAAAGCGGAGAAAATCAGGCAGTTTCTGGAAGACGCACAAATTTCTGAGGTGCTTGAAAAAGTTCGGACGGAATATCTGAGGATGCTTGTTGAAAGCGATCCGAAGGACTCCGGTACGAGGGAGAGTCTTTATCAGCGGATCCGCGCGCTCGACGATTTCCGTCGTGAGTTAGCGTCCGCTGTGGACGCCGCAGAGGCCGCTAGGATTGTGGCTGAAGCGCGAAAACTGAGGCCGAACGAGGGAGGTGTGGCATGAGCAAGGATACGCCAAATGAGCAGTCCACTCGCACGCCCGAAGATGCAATCTTGAGCATCCTCGGCGACGAAAAAGAGGAGGAAAAAGACGATGCCGTGCAGCAAGAAGGGGAGGGGGAAGAGGTCCCCGAAAATGAAGTAGAGTCCGAAGAGCAGGAAAAAGATCCTGTATACCGTGTTAAAATCGACGGTGAGGAGCAGGAAGTCCCTCTGTCCGAACTGGTGAAAGGCTACCAGCGGCAGGCGGATTACACGAGGAAAACGCAGAGGCTCGCCGATGAGCGGAGGAAACTCCAAGAGGTTGAGACCGAGGCGGCGGCTGAAAGGGAAGCCTACCGCCGGATCTTGCAATCTCTGGAGTCTCAGCTCGGAGGTACGGAGCCGGACTGGGCCGAGCTGCAAGCCAGACTCCAACCGCACGAGCTGGCGCAGGAGATGGCGACCTATCAGCGTCGCACTAAGGCGCTTCAGGCGATTAAAGCGGAACAGGCTCGCATCGTCCAGATCGAGCAACTCCGAGCGCAAGAAG